AGCTCAACTTTGGATTGAGATGGTGACTATTCTATCTAGATATGATTAATCTGTAGATTAATCAAACTACAAGTAGAGGATGAGTTGATTTAACTTAATTCTCCCTGGCCAGATCATTTCCGATTCTGACCAAAAACAAAACCAGCTTGATTCACAGGAATCAGGCTTGCACCCTTAGACAAACCAGCAAAAGCTATTTTGGCTAAAGGAGCATAAGCTCCAAACATAGGCGATATGAGGTTTAAACCCTCTCCTAAGACTTTCAAAATTTTACGAAAGTAATCACCACCTGCATTCTCTCCTACCATAACAGCATATGGCGCGCGAGCGGCCACAGCTGAATATAAAGCTAGAATCCTCGGGTCAAAGACCGGTGAGGGTGAAGCTAAAGCTAGAAGAGAAGACGTTAGCGAAGGGAAATACTCAACAATAGTTCGAAAACGAACTGTCAAAACAGTCTGGTTACTCAAACCTGAGAACCACATCTGTAGAGGAGTAAACCCATTTGGGGCCGTGGGTGAATTTAGAATTTGATGAGCTCCATCTGTATGCCAACCTTTTGGAGTTGGGACAGCAGTCTTGCCGTCTGTTCCATAAAGGATAGGTACACGAGTAGAGGCTCCCCTATCATCGAATGCCGCGACATCAATGCCATAGGCATAGGAGAAAGTGTTGCGAGGTACAATAGCCATACGAGGTATGGCATAAACACCTTCAGAAGCTGCCCAGGTACAACTACCTGGTACTGCTAAGAGTGGTGGTAAGGTACACGCTTGAATAGGACCACGATCAGCCTGACAAAAGGTTGCATCGTATGGTGATGCGTTGTTATCAAAATATCCAGTAAGGCTAGAATCGCCTATGGGATCAGGTAACATTGCAGTAGTTACAGAACCTTGTTTGTATATCTCAGCTGTGGTATTTACAACCTCTATGGCAACACCTATAAGACGACACCGGTCAGTATTAAGTACTGAGCCCAGTTGTTTATAAGTATCGTTAGAATTAACGGGTGCTCCGGTCGACATAGTCGAGCCCGCAGAACCTGCCCAGAGATTCAGGGCACCAAAAGGCATCCCTGTACTCATACCCGCATGATTGTATGTACAGATTGATGAACCAGTAACGGTCATCATTCCACAAGGTACACCATCTGCTTCTGCAGTAATGCAGGTGTTAGACCCAGTAAAGAGGATGGAAGCATCCCAATTACCGGTACCAGCAGCAGTAGGTTTCTCAAGTGCGTACGATTGATTATGTACCTGGACAACTGAAGGAGCACAATGCTCGTCAGGCAGTCCATGGACATCATATTGAAAGTCGTGGTAAGGATCTAAACAGGCAATTAACCATTCATCGCTCTCCATAGAGAGTTTGGATGATACTGACTGTCTGTATACCACATTATTTATATTTGGAGTAGAACTATTTCTACTATTATTCTTCTTATTCATTTAGTCTGTATTGGATCCCCTGACTAGGGGGACTGTACATCCTATAGTAACCACTAAAGTGGAAACGCCGTGCAGTCTCTCGACATTCTGTTTAGTACGGAATTATTGAGACCAAAGATGGCCACCGTTTTGGGTTATTACACTATAGAACCCAATAGAGAAAGTTATAACGAAACTATTTCCACCATTTGACGAGGTCGAGAAAGTAGACCTTTAACGTTTAAGAAGCCTTGAGGCTTATTAAGGCGAAAAGACTGGAGTACTTTCCGGTCAGGTTGATGAATACTCAATTCATTTGACATTTTGTATTCATATGAAGATACACCTTTCTTTTGGCATTCAGTAAGAATACCAAGATAGGGCATAGATGGTAGAATAGGTACAGGAACCTGGATTTCCTCAAAGAGTTTTTCCTCATCGGAAAGAACTAATTGATAATCTGAAGGTAGGGGACCTCTATTGATCTTATCATAAGCTAAGAGCTTATAATGACCAAAGTGTTTCTTTGTTATAACTTGACTCTCTTTCCTTGATTGTTGAACAAGTACTATAGGTTTATGCGGAGGTTTCTCACCTTCCCATAAGTCAATGGACTTCTTCAAGTAGTATCCAAACTGCCGTTGGAAAATAGTAAAGTTGACATACTTCCTAATCTCCGGATGGAGATCAAAACCGAGACCACCATAATACTGATCTATAAAAAGATTATAAAGACCAGAGAAGGTGATTCGATCAATTTTCTTCTTGTTCAAATGAAGAAAACGGAAGTGACTACGAACTTTATCATTCGCACCATCCATTACCTTATTATAATAATCCCAAACGGGTCCAAGTTCAGAGGAGCTTTGAAGCTTACTACGTCCTTGGAGTAAACCAATATTATAATAGGTCAATTTCTCGAGATGATCACTGTACCAATAAGGTTCAGAATTGACCATAAGGAAATGAGGATGGACATAATTCTTTCCGATTGATAACTCAAAACCTAATTCTTGAACATTCGACCTCCAGAGGGAGTAGAAAGAAGAATTACATTTAAAGAGGATATCATCGCCGTTAACAAGAACCGGTAAATCTTGTAAAGATACAGAACGACCTAGATAAGTCTCTAGAGTCTTCCAGTATGCTACAAGATTACAGGCACAAAGATTCGGAAAGGAGAGAATACTACCCATAAGTTGACCTGTACCCTGCTGAACAACTAAGTCACCATCGGCATCAAAAGAGTTTTCAAGCTCCGTGCCCGATAGCAAAGATCGCAATTCCTTAGAAAAAGAATGAGGATAGCAAAGTTGTTGTTCATAAATAACACTCCGTAACTGTAGGAGATGTCTCTCAGGGATCTTCAGATTCCTAAAGACTGTCTCCATTGAAAGTTTAGTATACTGAACTTTCAGACGATCAGTAGCAGCGCTATAATCGCCAGAGACCCAGTCAGAAAAATCGGAGTTAGGTAACAAGGCATGATGACGACGTAAGAGATCTCTTATGTCATAGGAGGTGAGGGGGTGACCGGTCAAAGCAAAAGCTGGAATTGTCTGAAGATAATTCCACATTGCTTTTTGAAGTCGTCTCGCAAACCACATCTGCATCCCGGGCCCTTTAGTAATAAGACGGACCTTTAAGGGTTCCAACACAGGTTGGACCTTAACTCTTCTAGGTGGTAAACCTAGTAGAGGAAACAAATCGAAGTAAGTTCTCTCCTGCATATAACTATACAGGGAAATAACTTTACCAGGATGAGTTTCATCCATTGATACTAAATAATGGGCTGGTATGGGAGGATCACCAGTAAGGTCAGAAAAGACCTCACTATAAGCACCACCTTCACTTCTCAGAGAGTTAAGTGAAGCGGAGGTACTAGGATCCTCGAGGAGATGGGGTAGACTGCGAATAGATCCCCAGAATCGATCAAAGTAGGTTGTATAGGATATGTAATCCGAAGATACAGTTGTTTTCTTACACAAGTCCAAGGCATGTTTTGAAAGTGCCTGAGCTTGATAGGAACGAGGGACAGTAGCACAGCCCCTCTTAACACCTAGAAGAAAAGTATTGAACAAATGAATATTTTTCTTCTGACCAGCGAGTATACGATTCTTAAGGAATCTCTTCACACCACCAGAAAATAAAAGAGCAGAACCCACCGAACCATCAAAGCCATAAGACTTAGGCGGTGAAGGAGGTAGCTCATTACGCAGAAATCG